CGCGGATCGTTATTATCTGTTTGTAGTCGATATTCGCCATTATTCTCACTCGACAAACAGGCGGCGAACAACCGCGATGATCGCCGCCCCCGTGCCTCCGCCGATCATGCCCGCCCCGACTGCCATGCCGGCGATGAAACGTTTGGCGCCACGCATCGTTTCACCATACCGGCACGTCCTCTCGTGGATGTCTATTTGCTCCTTGATCTCCGCGCGGTAATTCTCTAATATTTCCCTTGCCGCCTCGCGCGCGACCATCTTCACGAATTCGATTTCTGGCTCTCTGAGGCTGTCGGTCATGCTCAACACTCCGTAACGCTTAATCCGCTGATCAACGCCGGGGCCTGGTCGTCCGCCGTCGCGCTGATCGTGACGTTGTTGCCGTCTGTAAACGTATAATCCCCCGGCGTGAAATTCGCCGTCCAGGCCGCGCGTCCCTTCACGATGCGGAACTCGTCCAGCCAACCCGCGTTCGCGCTGGCGGTAATTATCACAGGCGCTGCGATGTCCGGCACGCCGGTTGTGTCGGGGCCGCTGTCGATCAATGTGCCGTCGAAAAACAGGTAGGCCGTGTTGTCCTCGCGCGTAACGGCTACATGATGCCAGATATCAGCCGTCATGGAGACGGCTCCAGATAACGATGTGCCGCCGCTATGAAACCATTTTAATTTACTATCATCGATCTGATCCCACATCAATGTAACATAATTGCCCGATCCATCATCTTGATTATAGAACGTCTCATTCGCTGTCGCGCTCGGCAATCGAACCCAGAAATCGATAGTATAATCGGCCAACAGATTCCAATCGGCACTGTCCGCAATTTGTAAGTACGCACCGGGACCGCCGGGGAAATACACGCTCGACGCGCCGAATTTCGAGTGGACGGAACTCAATTGCGCCTCGCCATTAAAAGTAATTGAATGGTCAGCAGGACTGCTATCCACGGTGCTCGTTGCCGTGTCCTGCCCCTCGAAGTGCAGCAAGTGCTCGTTGCCGTGTCCTGCCCCTCGAAGTGCAGCAATAACACCTGGCCTGATTCCTGCGGGTAGTAGCTATTCACCGTCTTATAGGCGCGAACCAGAAATGTAACCTCTGTCCCGTCGGCGTAGGCATCACTGGTCCAGTTGTAGCGAACTCGACCAGGAACGTAATTGACCGAACCCAGCAGCGTCAGCGCCCCTGCCTGTGAACGGTAGATGTGAAAGCCGGTCGGCGTTGCATCCTCATTGTCCGGCAGATACGACCAGGCCAGGCGGAACCGACCGCCGGAGAGTACATCAATACTCAGCCCCGTCGGCCCGTTCCCCACGGGCGATGTAACATAACCCGCACCATCGAATGTAACCCATGTGACGTCAGACAGATCGGAAACGCGAATGCACTGACTGACGTTCGCGTAGGCGAATTGCCATTTCTTGAAGCCTCCCGCCGTATCGGCGGAAAAATCGAACGTGGCAGGAATCGTCGCACTATCGTCACTCTCCGAAAGATAAGCGCCGGGCGATAGTTCATCAAGGCTGCCATCCTCCTCGGCCCAGTAAACCATCGTCCACGGCTCCGTCAGTTGCGCGATCAGGCCAGCATATGCCGGATGCTGGATCGAATACAACTTAGCCGCGTGGCTGCACACGTAATCGATCATCGAATAAACATGTAAATCATATTGCGTAGCCATTACGTCGGCGCGCTCCTGGTCAGCGTGGTCCCGTCGTCGCTCCACGTGATGGTGTAAAGATCGGTATTGTCAGCGCGATCACGTATCGCCGTGGATTTCGTACTCTTTGTCACGTTCGCCTTGTTGGCGATGATCGCCGCCGCCTCCTCCAGACTGTCTGCAGCGTCGCTGCTGTCGGAAACCTGTTTGACGTTCGCGTCCACGACTCCGCCCGTCACGCTCATTTGCGGTACGGTATATATCATCACCGGTTCGATCTTTACGTTGGACGTGCTGCTCTTTGCGAATAGAATAAACAGATCGCAGTTGGTTTCCGCCTGTGTGAGGTCGAATATGTACACTCCGGGCGCATTGGTCGCATCCAGTTCCGTCGGGTTCACATCGTTGGTCTGCGCCATTGCGGCGCCGTCCTTGCTGATGTAGGCCGTGATATTGCCCGCGTCGCCCGTTTTCTCGGTTCCATTCGCCGTGTCCCACGCAAAGATCGCGATCTTCTGAGACGCTACGTTCTTGTATAAAGCCATCTGTCAATATCTCCTCGGCTTCGAGCGCCAATCCTCGGCGTGCAATTCCAGTCTCCAGTCGATCGCCTCCGTCGGCGTCACGTTCGAGATTATCAAGGTCTTGTACCCATCCTTGCTGATTTCAAAACTATGCGGGCTGTAGGTCGTAACCGTCGTATCGCTACCATTGTATGAATAGTTTTTGTATGTAATCGTCTGCTGTGTGATCTTGCCGTCGCCGCCGGTGGAAACGCTGAACACGGTGTTGTTGTTCTTGTCCTTGCACGTCACTGTAGCCGATTCCACGTTCACCCCTGCCTCGTCCGTGACATGGATATCCACGGTGAATTGCGTGTTCGCCGTCTGGACGTTCGCGCCCGCGAACGATATCTCCGCGTCGCTGGGCACTGGAGAGGGATTAATCAGATCGACATTAGAATTTGTGCCGCCATTACTCGAAAGTATATCATTGGTGTAACCGGTAAAAGTGCAATCCGAAATATCTACATCCGCACCACCTGATTTATCAATTCCATTATATACGTTGCTGAAGAACAAGCTATCTACGGCAAAGCTGCCGCTGGAAGCGGGCTTGAATGAATAAGCGTTCTGGAAATTCACCCTATCGAAGGTATAGTCCGCCGAGCCGCCGAAGAACCAGGCAGAACGATAATCGCCGCCATCATCGAATTCGGAAGACAAGGTGCTGTCGATGAACTTGATCGTCCCCGATCCCTGGAAATATGCCCTGCCGTTCGTCGTTACGCGATTATGCAGGATGGAGCCGTAACAATAATAATCCTCGCCAAGCGTCAACGTCGCGTTGGCGTTGAGGTTCCAGCCGATACCATCATCGAACCATACGTTCTCCCATTGAGATAGGAACGCCGTGGAGTTGGAACCGTCACCGATCAGAAATTCGTCCAGGTTGCTGATCCGATATTGGCCGTCCTCTACCGCCTCGTGAATTACACCGTAGCGGCGCTGGTAAACTTTGATCACGTCGCCCACGGTGAAACCGTTGAAATCCAGACTGGTAATCGTCCTCCACTTTTTCGCCGAAAGAACCGTGGTAATGTTATTCATCGCCAGCGCCGTTTCGGTCTGGTTATCACCCGCCGCATCGGTTCCTACAATATCCACGCTCGCCCCGGCCCTGGCATTGTCAACAGTAATTACAATGTTCGTACAGGCGCTGTCCGCCAGTTGAATCTGATTGTCCAGCGAAATGCCATTGTCGGGATCACCGGCAATCGTATGAGATAACAACTCGACGGCAGACGTGATCGTAATATTGTCGCCAGCGCCCACGTCCGCCGATGGCGCCGGACTGACGGTCAATTCACCGCCGCCGTCGTCCATCGCGGTGATAGTATAGAATCCATTGCAACCATCTGTACTGCTGCCTGTGACGATGATCCGGTGATTGAGCTTAAAGCCCGCGTTCACGAAGCCATTGCCGCTGTCGAGTATCTTGCCGTTAGTATTGCTGAAACTGATCGTATTCGCCGTGATCGAGGCGTTATCGGCGTCGTGTACCTCGCCGAACGTCCATTCGGTTCCCGTCCCGCCGCCGTACAGCGTCAGGTCATTCGTACCCGCCGGACCAGGGTAATCACATGATTTGGTATACGCAGCCATCAGCTAGTCCAATCCAACACAATGCCTGTATCACCAGTGGTCAATGCATCGTGCGCGGCCTTCACCGCGTTCCATCCCGCAGCGAGCGCCGCCTTCACGTCAGCAGGGATCGTATCGAACCGGCCTGAATCGACGACCTCCTGAATCCTGGCGTTCGTATTCGCCAGGTCGTTCCTCATCGCCTGCAACAACGCGCGCACCTGGAAGGCTGCGTCCCGTTGTTTCTTCTCATCCCAGAGCGTAGTTAGCGTATCGGTGACAGCCATAGCAATCTCCTACCTGTTGAGTATGGTCGATCCACCTTGCGTAACAATACTCGATGGACGATCCGGTGTACTCGGATAGCAGCACGCGTAAACCTCTATCGTCTCCGCGCCGTCCGTTTCGTAATTTCCGTATTCGTCGAATGTAATCAATGCGAACTTCCACGGCCCCGGATCGTTCACCATGCAGGACAATTCGTACGTTCCATCCGCGTCAATCGACACGCGCCGTGGCGTGATCGGCGCGGTGTAATCCATCGTACCCGTCATGTTATCCGAGTACAATTTCATATAATCGCCGCTGGCGTAACCGCTGACCGCAGCGCTGATTGTCACCCGCTTATGATCGTAATTCATCCGCAGCCCGCTCCGCAATCAATACACCGATAGCAGCCTTCCTGGAAGATCAGGCGACCGCCGCAAAGTTCGCATCGTCCAAACTTCATATCAGATGATGTATTAGGTGACATTGTTGTATCTAAACGCCTACGTCTTTTCCTGCAACCAGAACAAGGCCGTTTTCTAGATGTTGTATTAACGTTTTCGGCTTCCATTATTAACCTATATTAATCCAATTACTACCATCCCACTTAGCAATATAATTCCCCGGTGAAGTGAAACCACCTCCAGCATACAGGTTCGAGGCGTCCCACGCGAGGGCATAACATGAGTCATTTAATCCTGCTCCCAAAGCAGACCAATTCGAACCGTCCCATTTGGCAACATGATTTCCCGACGACGTGAAATAGCCTCCGGCATACAGGTTCGAGCCATCCCACGCAAGAGCATCACATTCATTATTTAATCCTGCTCCCAAAGCAGACCAGTTCGAACCGTCCCATTTGGCAATATGATTTCCCGGCGACGTGAAATTACCTCCGGCATACAGGTTCGAGCCGTCCCATGCGAGGGCGTAACAAGTACTATTTAATCCTGCTCCCAGAGCAGACCAGTTCGAACCGTCCCACTTAGCGATATAGTTGCCCGGTGACGTGAAGTTGCCTCCGGCATACAGGTTCGAGCCGTCCCACGCAAGGGCGTAACACGCAAGATTTAGTCCTACTCCCAGAGCAGACCAGTTCGAACCGTCCCATTTGGCAATATGATTTCCCGGCGAGATGAACCATCCTCCAGCATATAAATTCGAACCATTCCACGCAAGGGCGTAACAAGTACTATCTAGTCCTGCTCCCAAAGCAGACCAATTCGAACCGTCCCATTTGGCAACATGATTTCCCGGCGACGTGAAATTACCTCCGGCATACAGGTTCGAGCCGTCCCATGCGAGGGCGTAGCATGAGTCATTTAATCCTGCTCCCAGAGCAGACCAGTTCGAACCGTCCCATTTGGCAATATGATTTCCCGGCGACGTGAAATTACCTCCGGCATACAGGTTCGAGCCGTCCCATGCAAGGGCGTAAACGGGACCATTAAAAACAGGAATATAACCACAACAACATCCCGCTTGATGCCATATTCCCGCCATCAGTCGCAGCCTCCGTCCACGCCGTTCGCATACTGGAACCAATACGTCATTGTGCCGTCCGCAGCGCGGACCGGACGTATCCAGACGATTGCACCGTTCGGGCACGGCTGAATCGTGAATGTATAATCCGCAGTATCGAGATTCGCTGCGTCCACGCCGTTGCCCTGTGTGCCCGTCCCGCTATTCATGTTCTCCAGCGTGTTTCGCGCGGGATTCGTGCCCGTCGTCCCGCTCCTGCCATTCGTCTTGGCCTGCCAGTTGCCGTAACCGTCCGCCGTCAACTGGGCTTCTTGCCATGCGTACTTCCAGCGATTCGTCCCATCGCTGGCATTTGTGCCGATCAGCGCCCAAAAACCATATTCGGATAGCGATACAAACTCCGGCAACCAGATGTTGATCGATTCCTGCGACTGCTTCACAGACGCGCCGTTGATACATATCTGACGCGGGCGATTGATCCTGTCGATGATATCATTGATCGCCCTTATTATCGCGTACTTGTCGGCCCATCTGCCAAGCTTGCGCAGCCTCACGATCTCACTCCGCCGTAATTATCGTCCGTGGCTTTCGCCATGTCTTTGACCAGTTGATACAAATCGCTCTTGCGATACATGTTCGTCGTAATGCCATAAGCAACATTCCACCCGTCAGGGTTATACTCGAATCGCATATCGTAACGATATGTATTCCGCGCAGCGCGCGTTATAGTGCATCCCGTGAATCTCCATTTCCCCGTATCACTCAAGCTCGAAGTGTCATCCTCATAACGAGGATCGACTTTGCTCTTCTCCTCGCCGACACGATAAACGAATTGCGAATCATTCACTGTATTTAGCGCACCTATGACTCGCGCCGCCCAGAGTTTTGAACCGTAGGTAGTAAGATAGTAGGTCTGGCGCGGAGCATAAAGCATCAGTTGTGGGCGATTATCGTCAGTCGGATTAGCGCCGCTGACCGTCGGCCCGTTCGTGCGCCATTCATGCGCCCAATCTCTGTAAACTTCCTCCTCCCAATCATACCACACAAGGACTGGATTGGATTCGTACTCGATTTCCAGCCGCTCTTCCCAACTGGAAACCTGGTCAGCCCTCATTTCCCTCGCCACGTCGGATTGCGTACTGTACGTTATCGTTACCTTGCAATTCGTGTTATCGACCGCCTCGACGTCACGGCTGGTAACGGCTAGTTGCGGACGGCCAACCCACTCGTCACCGATGATCGGGAAGCTCCAACCAGGCTGCGGCGTGCCGTTCTCGTCATAATATGTGCCACCCTGGTTGTACCAATCCGCCCACGTGCAAAGGAATTTCCGTTGCACGCTCCAGCCTTCTGCCGTATCGTGCTCTTCCTGCGTGTCGAATAACTCATATATCGCCATGTTAAAATGCTCCGACCGGCTTGGTCTGCTTCTCCACCGCCTGACGTATGCGTACCAATTCGGTTTTTTGTTCGCGCACCTCTTTCAATAAATTATCCGTCGTCTTCGCTCCGACCTTAGCCAACATAGTACGATTCCAACCCACAGCCATCATGCGTGCCTGATAGTCGAATTCGCTAGCGAACATCGGCTTCTGCATCGGCCTCGGTTCCGGCTCCACTTTCGGTGGCTTGATGGGAGGTCGAGGCGGCGGGGGAAGAGCCGGTTTCAGACCTTCGTATTTTTTTCGTGAAGCAGCAATGTTTTTGGCTGTCTTCTCCGCTCGCGTTTCTATGTCATCGAAAAAGTCATCTACTTTTTCTCTATAACTTGGCCCGACAAGCTGGTCGAATATTGATTTCTTTTGCTTACTGATACTCTTTCGCAATGCATCTATCGTATTATCAAGATTGCCGAATTCGACGTTAACGCCTGGCAAAAGATTTATTAGCTTCGTAACTCCTTTAATGACAAAATTGATTCCCTTCAAAATACCTAATAACGCATAGGTGGCACCAAGGCGCAGCGCTTTGAATGCTATCACAAATGCCTCGACAACATCCGCAGCGAAAGCGATGCCCTTCGCTACAGCACGAATACCCTTGATGATCGTTTTCGCCATCGACGTGCCATCGCCGCCGAGCGATGCGAATTTGTCCGCCGCCGCTTTTATGTACGGCGCTAAGCCGACGGCTAGCGCGTCGCGCACAGCACCTACCCGTTCTTTCGCGCGCGTGATCGCGTCGTTCGCCGCCTCCACCTTTGCCGCGTCGATATCACTCATTGAACCGCGCAATTTCACAAAATCGTCTATCATCTCCTGGATGCCTGCCGAACCATTCCGGAGCATGGGCAGCAATTCCATACCCTTGCGACCGAACAGATAATTCGCAGCCGCCGCCCGCTCGGAGGCGGTCTGAAGTCCGGCCATCTTATCAGCAATAATTTTCAATGCTTCGGCAGGGCTTACCTGTATCAACTCGTCCGCCGATAATCCTAACATCTCCAGAGCATTCTTCGCCTCCCCCGTGCCCTGTGACGCCTCGCCCAATCGGCGCGTCAACATTTTTATCGCACTGTCCATCTCGCCAGCTTCCATGCCGGACAATTTCGCCGCATGACGCAGGCCGCGCAACTCGTCAATGCTGATCCCTAGCTCCCGTGATAATTTCGCCGTTGCATCAATCGCCTGCATCGACTTGCCGATGAAGCCCGTCAAGGCACGCGCCGACAAATAAGCCGCCCCGGCAACGGCCAAACCTTTAAGCGCCGAAGCCGCAGTTTGCACCGTCGAACGGAGTGTTTTCACGCGCCGCGTGGAGTGACCGATCTTGCGGTCGAACGCCGCCGTCTTGGCGATCAGATTAACCAGCAGGTTTCCTACGGTTGCCACGACTTAATATTCCTCTTAAAAACGTCGCCGCCTTCTCGCCCGTGATCGGTTCGCTACCTTGCTCGAACGGCATAAAGTCCTGCACGCGAAACGGCGGACGATTCGGCGAGCGCCAAGCGTTGGCTATCACACAGGCGATAATCGCCGAACGTAGGTCCGCCCGCCTTTCTCCAAATGGTTCGATCTGTTCATAAGCCATCCACTCTGAAAGCTCCCTGCTGTCCATTCGCAGCAGCAGTTCCCGCACCGTCGCGCCCAGGGCGAGTGCTAATCGGAAATAGAAGCATCGTCCTGGACGCTCCCGGAGTTTTTTACCATCTCCTCCACATCTTCAGCACGGAGGCGATTCAATCTCTGCGCGGCGGAAAAAATACGATCAAGCGCAACGGAGGATTTCGCAGCCAGCTTGTTGATTTCCTGATCGCTGAACATCCGCTTACCGTCACCATCGACGATCACCCTTGCACACAGCTTGGCGCGGACATTGCGCATGTCCGTTTTCTGACCGCGCAATATGGAATCCTCGAAGGCATCACGTTCCTCGCCGCTTAAAACCTTGATCCGCACCTCGCCGCCCCATTCCGGCACGGGGACGGTCTCGTAGGTGATATCTTTAACGGCAAGTATCTGCTCCTTGGTGAGCATAAAGCAACCTCCCATTATGAACCGGTAGCGTTGTACGACAATTCGCCGGAACCTTTGAAGTTATATGTGATCTTAATCGTATCTTCTTTGTCAGCGCTGATTGATTCGCCAGTACAAATGGCGGTTCCTTCTATAGTTGCGCCGCCATCTACTAACTGTAATTCGAGTGTCGCCGTCGCGCCGACCAGGGAAATGAAATCGGTATCATCGGTGACCCATTTCGTTTCGACAGTCGCAGTCCAATCATTAAATCCAACTAATGCGGTCCGCCATGTGTCGCCCATAGAAGTGCTATCGATCGTGTCTACCGTAATATCGAGCGACCAGCTGTCTATCTTGCCGCCGAAATCCTCGGCAGTACCGTCCCACATGACCGAGCCGCCCTTGCCTACTACAGCTGTACCCATCGTCTATTCTCCTTTCGATTCAATTTGTCGGTTCAAGATACCAAATTACCACGTCCACTCGGACTCCATATTTTCTATTCATTTCCACCGTCGGGCGAATATCTATCACGTCCGACATATCATCTACTATCATCATCAGCGCGTCGTCCGAACCGACCGTCCCGATGATCGAATCGCAGCGCAGCCGCACCTTTTCAGCCAGGTCCTTGACCTCGGAATAAGTATCGCACCAGCATGTCAACTGAATACGCGGGTGTGCGATGCCCGATTTGTGATTCATTACCTGCTCGCGTGTATTGCTGATTGTTTGGTAGACAATCGCAGGCAATTCACTGTTTGCCGGTAACGTCATCGGATAGATGCGATCACCGACCAGCGCGCTGATATCGGCATCGGCCAATAGATAACTTCGTAGTGATGATTCGATGCTCATTTCGCAGCCTCATCGATGCCCGAAGCGATCATGCTCTTGATCGTCGTAAGTACTCGGCCCTTGGTCTCGTCCCACGCCGGACGCATGAAAGGCATGGCCGGTACTACCTTCGGCCCGCCCGCCTGCCCAGGCGCCGCGTGACCATACTCGATGGCCGCAGGAATGTAATAATGATTCCCGTCAGCCGTGACGCCCGAAAATATCTCGTTACCCTTCGCGCTGATCTCCGCTGCCACGCCGTAACTGAATCGGCGCATTCGGCGCATGCTTCTCGGTTTTATATAGCTGGCAATCGTACTGCCCATCTCGCCGCCTACTACGGTTTGAGCTTTCGATTTCGCCGCAGTGCACACCTGCTTGGCTCCTGCCCGCAGGGCACGGCGCAGCACTTTGCGGGCAAGCTTCGGCTCAAGCTTTTCCAGCCTGTGCATCGTTTGGCGAAAATCCTTCGTGTCGATTCGGAACATCATCAGTCGATCACCTCGCTGCAAATCAATGTCAGTTGCTGATTGCGTTCATCGGGATTCAGCACCTGGTTGATCTCCAATGCCCGCGAACCATACAGAACTCGATCTTCGGCCTTCACGCCCTTCACGTAACGAATAATTACTCTATGACTCGTCGTCGCCTTCACCTGCTGGGCGCCGAATCGTTCCTGGCCTTGCAATGGTTCAATCGCCGCCCACACAGTCGCATAGGTCGTCCACTCGATAGCCTCCTCGCCGTATGCATCGCGGGTGATGCGCTTGCGTTGCAGGTTCACCCGATGTCTCAAACGACCTGGATTCATACCGGCTCGTGCTCCAATCGCTTGTCCAATACGCGATAAGGCCACAACATACGCTCGACGTTCAACGGAACCGGTTTCAGGTTCGCCGCCGCTACAACTTCCCGCCGCTCAAACCAATGCGATACCAGCAATTTCAATGCGTTTTTGATTGTGTCCGGGACCGCCGAGGCGTCACCGTAACCGGCAACGTAAGTCACTGTGACCGCCTCCGGCACGCTTCGCGTGCTGGGCCAACTTTCGCCGTAAGCGGTTACGATCCGGGCTGGCTCCTCATAAGTAACAACCTGGTAAGCGCTGCTATCCAGTGTTTGCGAATCGCCGTTCACGTCCACGTAGGCAATCGACGTAACACTGCTGAGAGGCGGACGCGGCAGTATTATCTCGGCCGGGAACCGATCCAGCCGTAATGTACACGTGCGCGTCGTGAACGCGCGTCGCGTGAACTCCTCTGCCCACTGTCGCGCCGAAACGATCAGCGAATCCAACAGATCGTTTTCGTCGGTCGTCAAAGCCTGCCTTGCGATACTGACGGCGAAATCACACGTCGCATTAGCTACCGTCGCAACAGCACGCAAGTAAGCTGCTCCGCCGGTATACGCCAGTTCATAGGTCGTATCGTCGTTCGATTCATCGACCTGACTGAACGTGCCGCCGCTTACGTCCGTCCATTCCAGGCCATCGCTCGAATCCTGCAGCTTGACATCCACCGTGCCGCCGCTGCCGCACGTCCCGGCATTCAGATAAACCGTCACGTCATAACCGTTGACATCGACGGACGATCCCGTCACAGTGCCAGCGGCATGATCGCCGGGCGCTATCGTCTGAACCAGCGATAAATCATCATCCGTCGTGTCGAGACGAAGATAAGCTTTCGCTTCGGCCCGCGTTATCGGCTCGCTACTTGGCGATCCTATTACCAAACTCATGGTCCGGTAGCTCCATGCACAACGATTGCCACTGCTCCCGCAGCATCTGCGTCAATCGTCAACGCCTTGTTCGCCGGTAGCTTGATCGGTCGTTCGAAATGTATCTGCGTCGAATTGCCGATCGTGGTACATTTCAACGGCCCAATGATCGGCGCCTCGACCGCGTTGCCGTTCTTGCCGTAGCCTATGGTAACGCCAAGCGTCCCGCTATTAGCCAAGGGCTGTATCAGGATGTCGCGTATATATAACGACAGATTAGCTCCAGGCGCGGCCTTGATCGTCTCGCACGCCGTAGCGTCATCCGTATAAGCGCTTACGGTCCACGGTGCGACGCGATCAGGATACGCCTCGACGGTAGTGAAATTTCCAGAATTGTCCGTTATCGCCATTATTCACCTCACATTTCACGCATCCGAGCGGACTTGCCCGGATCAGCCTGTTTATCCATGACCGTGAAAGGTTTCGGCGGTCTGCCTTTGCGATCTATCAAGTCAGCGTGCTCGTTTTTCACGCTGACGTATTCGCCTCGTAGAAACAGTTCACCTCCGTTGGGCGATACCGAACCGTCAGGGTTCAACCTCACATCGCGTTTCAATCTTCCGCTAATCACGTGTCACCTCGAAAATCCCATCAAATCACATCACTTATTCCCAGCGCTCACGGGAGAAGTCATCCCGCAGCGCGAACCGTTTCTTCTGCCTTATCGTATGATATATCACCCGTAAGCTGCTTTCGCATTTCAGCCAATTGCCTATTGAAACCTACTACGATCTCCAGCAGATCAACCGTCTTGTAATGGCTGCATATCGCGCGAGGATGGGCGACGTAGCGGAACCCGTAACGCTTCGCCTTTTTGGAAAAGAAAATGTCCTCGCCAGTACGCTTGCCATCCGGGTAGGTTTCACGATAACGGAACCACGGCCAGGGGATCGTCTCGAATACGTGACGATGAATCAGTATGCAGCCCGCCCCTGCCGCCTCCACCTCGAACGGCTCTCGATGCTGCCCCCAGTGCTCCATGAAACCATAATCATCTTCGCCTTCACCGACCTTTACTACTATGTTGCTGATGATTTTCTGCTGCATGAAAATCGGCACAATGGCCGTCGCCAATGGGCTGTTACACTCCAGAAGCAGGTCAACGATCCTCTCCGGAGGCCGAACGTCACTATCCATCATCATCAGATGTGTGTACTGAGGATTCTGCAAACATACCCTGGCCAGGCCATTGCGCACTTGGTCCGTCGGCGATCCCATGATCGCGATATAATCGACCCGTGGGTCCTGGCTGATCTTGGCAATCGCCAGTGTGGTATGCGGGTT